GGCCTGCAAGTCCAGGCACAACAGTCGCCAGCCCTCCCCCTCCACCATTGTTTTGCGGGCTTCCGGGTTGCTGTTGAGATTGTCCCATCCCAGGAGTTCCAACGGCTGGTCCTGCTTGCGCTTGCTGCTCATCGGGCCATTCCACCTCCGCCACAAATTCATCGGGCTGGTCTGAGATTGCGAAGTCTCTGATGACTTGCCGCATCATGTTATCCTGCGACTCGACGATAGACCGCATTACTTTCTTGAACTGCGGAGGGATTCCCTGCCCTTGCGCGATAGCCTGAAGCAACTTCACTTTGTTCGCGTCGTGCTGCATCAGCGTGGTTTTGAGCAGCATGAGATTCTGCTTCTCGACTTCCTTGTTCACTGAAGCGGTTGCGGCGCGGATAGGAATTCTGACCTTGCCGTCGAGCAAATCTTTGAGCGATTCCTTCAGCAAATCATCGTCTAGCCCGAACATCGAGCCGTGCGCGCCCGTGCCCATTTTCCCGTAGAGCTTGGTGCAGAGCGTCAATAGCTTTGCGTGCGTGTGCCGAAAGTCCGATGTCCGATTGTTCGTGCGTGAGTTTCCTGCCGTCATCGTTGCGAGTACGCCTTGACTTCCGTACTGACCCTTTTTATTAACTGACCCGGTTCCCATGCCTTGAATCGACGGCCCGACACCTGCCCGCTCATCTGCCAGCCTGATCGCCATCTCTTCGTCCGCAATCCCACCGTCGCCGATGTCTGACGGCTTGTTGACGATACCCCAAGCGTCAGGGCCGCCCGGCAAAATACACAATGGATAAATCTTGATGTTCTTATCCATGTTGTAGTTCGTGGTTGTCAGAATGCCGGTGATTGCCATCGTGCGCGCGTCAATGCGCTGGTTATGTTGGGTCGAGACTTCCTCTTGCGCGTTCGAGAGCATCTCCGCGTAGCCCACTCCACGCACGCCTTTGTCCGCGATGTTGAGCTTCGTCGGTATAATCGCGCAGGCGTTGTCGGGCATGAAGTTGAATATCTTACGAAGCACTGTCCGAGTGCTGAAGTGATACGACCAAATGAGGTCTACTTTGACTTGCTGCAACTTCCCTGACTCATCCTTGACCTTGATCCACCACCAGAACCAGCACTCGTGAACGTCCCATTCAGCAAGGATTTTCGAGGCATCGTCTAACTGCACACCTTTCTTCTGCTGCTCGCGGCGCTTCTCTTCGACTGGCCCGTAGCGGTCAGGCTTGCCAAGAATCTTTTCAACTTCTTCCTCATCGTAGTAGCCGCTGAAGGCCCGCTCTTGCAACTCGTGCTTCGAGAGTCGGCGCTTATGATACTTCAGCCTAGATTTGTCCCAGCTCGTTGCGCGCGGGTCGCACACCGCATCTTCGTACTCTAAGTTCTCGACTTTCGGGCCGTCGTAAGCTAACTGCCCTTCGAGCTTCTTGCGCTTGGTGTCGCCGTCATAGCCGATAGCTCGAATGTTAACCCTATGCTCAGGAATGACTTTGAACGGCGCGAAGCCCAACCGGGCACAGTCAGCGAATCCGACGCTCTCAATCCTGTACAAGTCAAGCTCGTCAGGCTCGTAGGATACGATATCAACGAACCGCTCTAAAATGCGGCGCTTCTCGCTCGTGCGTTTGGGGTCGTCAGTCTTGGCGGGATAGCGGAATACGCCTGTCGGCGACACGGCCCAGATGATTTCAATCACTCGTGCGGTGATCTCATCAACACGCTGCCCGACTATTTGCACTACGAGATTTGAGCAGTTAGACCACGGGAAGGCTTTCTCTTTGTCGCGCGGCTTGCCTTCAGAAATTCTGCGCCATTCAGGAGCTTTGGAGATGAACAGGTTCTTGTGCGCGTCGTCGTAGACTCGGATGCTCTCATGCAGCCAGGTCTTGATTTCTCCGTCGATGTCTTCGCCGAACGAGGCGGTGACTAAATCGAATTGTTCCGGCTCGTGCTGGGTGAGAGCGTAGGCGTTTTCGAGGTCAGGCATTTAGTATCGGCATCCTCTAGCCTTCCGCTCGCGCCGCAAAGCGTACTGACGTTCCCTGAATTCGGGCTTTGCCCAGTACAAATGACGCCGAACATCGTAGCAAGTCTTGCAATGCCTTCCCGGTCGAGTGGATATCGTCAACAAATTATCACCGCTCAGTGGGTGACCGTGCTTGCAATGAGTTTTGAGTATTCTGCCGCGCCTGAAGTTCTCAACAAGTGTCACTGGCTCGAGGCATAGACCGAAAGGAATTTCTCCTACGAGGAGTTGGTAAACGAGGCGATGCGCTAAGACTTGAATATCGCGCCCAGCAACCCAGAATAGTCCATATCCGCTCAGTGCGATGTGACCAACCCAATTCCAACAGCCGTCACCGGGCTGACGCTCAATTCTCTGCTCCACTTTCGGTGGGAGAACCATCGCGCGAATTATACACCCAACGTCAATACCCACAAACACCTGCATCGCGCTGCGTCCACTCGTCCTGACGCTTCTGGATTTCTCTCATCACCTGACGCTTCTGGGTAAGATTGAACAGTTGAGGTGAATAGGCCACGGTATCCAACAGATCTACGTCCACCATCTTCCCTCGGTAGTAACTGCTGTATTCCATACGAAACTGTTTGCACTTGTCCCTATGTATCCAAAACTGCCCGTTGCGAAAATATGGTTCAAGCGACTCGATGCGGCGATCTTTGGCGTTGGCTCGATTGTCTTTCGGAAGTTCATTGAATCTAAGTTTTAGCTTGTTCGGGAGCCTTGCATTCAGCTCTTCCAAAAAAAGTTTACAATATATTTGACTTGCCACCGCTTCAATCCACACTTCCTGCTGGTTCCACTTCTCAGGCCCGCACATCTCGAATAGCTTCTCGCCCATATCGCGGTACCCAACCGACTCAGCCCATTCATCGAGCAGATAGAACTTCAGCGTCGCGGCGTCAAAGCCAACAACCGATATTGCGTGCTTGCAGCGCCCGTTCTTGCCCGCATGATTCGGGTCGAGAATGACTCTGAGGTCCAAGCTGCCGGCGAAGATATCTTCAGGCTGCTCTTCATCCGGCTCGTTCGGGTGTGCTTTCTCCGGTACGTGATGCGCGATAAGCAGGAAGTTACTCGGGTCGTCGATCGGCTTCGTCGGGTCTGATGGTTTGTAGCTATAGAAGCGCAGCCACTCCTGCTTGAAACTCCCTTCATCGTCCGCGTCTTCATCAACCAATATCTCTCGCGCGTAGTTGAGCGACGACATGTTGAACGTAACGTTGTAAAGCCCTTCTTCTGATAGATATGGATTGTCTTTCGAAGTCCAAGATGACGCGAACCAACGGCTTGGACGGCCTTCCTTAAGCGCTGCATCCATCTCAGCCTTCGCCGCCTTGAACATGGTCGCTGCGTGGCCTGGGTCGCGCGCTTTGCTCATCACATTCGAACGCGCAGGAGCCAATAGCTTTGGCGGAGTGTAAAGAAATACCGCGTCTCCGTTTGTGTCCATAAGCATTGGCGCGCCAACAACTTCGAACGCATCCTCGTTCATCAACTGCCATTCATCGAAGATGAGCAGGTCTCCATAATCGCCACGCCATGTGTCAGCGTTGTACGCGGTCTTGAGTCTGATGCGCTGCTTCGACCCCGGCTTCTCGATCGAATGCTCGGTCTCATCTTTCTTGAGCACGCCCGCTTCGATAGGCTCTCTGAGAGCTTGCGTCACTTCATACCAACATGCATCGAGCTGGTCAGCTACAGGAGCGCCGTAAACGACTCTGCGGCCCTTCAGGAACGCTTTGACGATGATTTGGGAGACGGCTGTAGTCTTCGCGCCGCGCCGTCCTGCTTTTGCTATCTTCAGCTTGGCGGGATGGTCGATGAACTCTTGCGCTTTGAGATGCTCGGTGAAATCAAGAAGATGAATCGTGTATTGAGGCATCGTCTAGAATCTTCGGCTTGTCGCGCGTTTCATAAACCACGTTGAAGGTAACATCTCGGAGATTGAGCGTATTGTTTTGCTGAGGTTGCGCGTAGAGTCCGCGAACCTTGAAAGTCGTATCGAGCGCAGAGTGACGAATTCCAAGAGCGGCAACATTGCGCTGGTCAGTTACACGGCCTTCATGCGCGAAGAACTTCGTCTCTTCTGCTTTGAGTAGAGGCTTCAAATAATCTTCAATCATCGTATCGTCGTCAAGTCCGTGTTTCGCAAGGAGTTCTGGCGCGTTAAGCCGAATGCGCTCAATGGCTTGATAACCTGATTGCCACGGATTCTTAGGAGAATACCCCGCTTTCACGGAAGCATCGGTAAGTGTCATGCCTTTGGTAAGGTTTTTGAACAGGAGACGCTCACGATGAGTGAGGCGCTTGGTCTTCTTCGGCATGTTATTTCGGCAGGAACCAACGCGTAGGACTTGGAGTGAATTCTTCGGGACAATC